AAGTAATGGATAGAATTGTAAATCCACTTAATGCCGTAGGATATTCAGACTGGGGTATTAAGCGTACAATTCGAGAAGCAGAGAATGTTTCACGTTGGAATCCGTGGAAGTGTCATGAATGGATGGAAGAAGCTAGAGACCGCATGGATCTAGATAATTTATTTCATGAAGAGTATGATTCAGCTGTACGTCGAATCAATACATATTGGCATATGCTTCCGCGCTTTAGACATCACAATCCTGACGAATTTTGGAAAAGGGATAAAGTTAGCTACCCACCAACCTATCTGGAACTAATGGTAGATGATTCTGATTGGTAGAATTTTCTATTTGCAACAACCCATAAACTATGCTATTAATAAGAGGTAAATTATGTACTTTAAACTTGTGTCAAAAAATGGTTATCGTGATCTAGTACGGAACGCACGTCGTATATGTGTTTCGCAGCTGAGTGAAGAAGAGAAAAGCGCAGCTTTTGTAGAGCTGTATGGAATACTTAAAGAGAAACTCTTCGAGTCTACGCGTTCACTTAATGTTGAAGCAGCTTATGCAGATCGCTGTATTCACTGGAATCAAAATGATCTTAGCCAAATCAAGCCTGTAAATAATATGAGAAATCCGTGGCTACGCTTCAAACGTGAGTTTGAACAATGTTTGGATGGGAAAATGCCGTCTAAAAATGTTGAGATAGCTTTGGCTTGGTTCTATGCAGCTCCGTATCGTGATGATTGGATTGCTTCCTAGTACGACCGTAGGGAGTGTGCGAGCGCAGCCGGTACAGCTGCGCTCTTTTTATAAGTGAATAGTATAATGACAACAAAATATGATGATATGGTATGGAAAATTCTATGCGGTATGCCCATCGAAGTATTTGATGAGGACGACGACACTGTTTGGGAAAACGAAACATGGGAGTTAGTAAAAACAAGAACTGAAGGAGATTATAAAGATTCAAGAGCTATTGGTTCTGCAAATCTAATAACTGCTTTGAACATGGTTCATCAGAGATTGCTAGTAGATGGAACTGTATCTGATGATATAACAACATTAAGTCATGACATTTTTAATAATATTCTTGATAAGTTTACAGAACAAAAACTTATCAGAAAAAGACCTGAGAATATCAGAAAAACCTTTCAACTAATAAATTAGGAAAAAAAAATGGAAGTAGCACTAAAAGCAGAATTACGTAAAGAAATCTCACGCATTGTAGATCTAATGATTCAAGGTGAGGCAATTAGAGAGTCTATTAATGAACTTAAAAAAGATATTAAGTCAGAATATGATATTCCTGTAGCAACTATTACTAAAATTGCTACTATTGTTCGTAAAGAGAATATGGATGAAGAACAAGAAAAATGGGAAGAAATTAAAGAGTATGTAGAAGCATGTATGTAAATGTCTAGAATAATGGTGACCGGTGATTCTTGGTCAGCAGGGGAGTGGGATCCGACTCTCACTCCCGAAGAGACCAGAGCTTTTGCTGAAAAATATTCTATATCTAGATATTTAAGAGATTTAGGTCATGAAGTAGCACACGCTGCTAATCCTGGCTGGGGTGATTTTGTGTCTTTAAATTGTCTAATGACTCATGAAATGGGGTTTGATTTTGTTATATATGTTAAGACTTGTGCTACACGAGATTTTAAACACTTAACTCCAGAACACGGTCTAGTATACACTACTACTGATTTATTTGAAAAAATTAAGTTAGTAAAAGAATTAGAATATAACATATTAGCTAGATATAAACATAAGTTAATATTGTTGGGTGGTATAGAAAAAATTGAACCTAACTTTAGTTGTAATTTTGTACTTCCCAGTATTACTGAGTTTTTCTACCCTGACTTTAAAGATACTACTATCTTTGGAGATTATACACATTTTGAAAAGTATTCAGACGGTGATAAAAAAGGTGCAATGAAACTCTGGGAACTTTGGGAACACAAACATAATTTTTGGAAAGAACATCCAGAACATTTTGCTTCAGCTACTGATCAAGTTCATCCTAATAGAAAAGCAACTAAAGCATTAGCTGAGTTTATTCATAATCATATTAGCTAGTTTTTTATGACTAGAGGCTCCTGCATGAGAACCATCAGGAGCTAAGTCTTTATGTTTTTCTAAATCTAGGTGAAATTCTATATAGTCATCTGTTAATTCTGCTAATAGCGGTTGTAAATGAGGAAAACAACAATGATGAATTATTGGTATGCCAGCTCTATTAGCTAGTAGTATTTGTTTAGCTACTGCTCCGCTCCATAGACGTTGTACTAATTCTATATCAGAAAAGTATAACATTCCTGCAGCGTGCCATGCTGCTTTATGTTCTTTAGTATTTCTAGTATTACTTAGTATTTGTTCAGATAGAATCCAGTTTCTATAATATTTTTCATTTTTTAATATATGATTAGCTATTATAAATCCTTGTTGACATTCATTTCGGGCATCCCATACTTCCCATCTGTATTCACTGGTATGTCCTACAATAATCAAATTAGGTTTTAACTTGACAGCTTGTTCAATTTGTGTTGTAATAAGATATTCAGAAGCACCACTTTGTGCTAGATTAGTTATCTCAGCATTAAGTAAGTAAGGATACGCTTGAGTTTGTTTCTCAAGACCTTCTCCTTGTGTAAAACTATCTCCACAGGTAACAATGAACATAAACAATGAAATCTTTGTAATAGGAAACTCTTGGTCAATACCAAGTGATGAAGCACCGATTCCAGCTTTTACTCAACTAGGTTTGCATAATCGTTATGAAGAGGCAGGGATAACTTTGGATGCTCAGGCTAATTATATCATAGAGAATGATCTTGTCAATCGTTTTAAAGTAATTTGGTTAGTAGGGCATCATCACAGAGCTGATCCTAGAGCTAATGGAGAGTATTTATTACCATATGGTTGGGGATTAGGTGATGTTTGGGGTAAACTAATACAAGATATATGGTTTAAAAAAATTACACGCATGGCTTGGTATAATAGAACAAATGCACTATTTGTAAAAGCTGTACTAGGCATATCTAATCCAGACAATTTAATGTTGATTCCTATTTATAGACCAAATATTATAGAACAGCCTATGATAAAAGATCATCCCTGTATATGGGAATATTATTTGAGAGATTTAGCTAAAGATTATACAGATGGTAGAGGCCATATAAATCAAAATGGTCATAATCATTTTGCTATTAGATTAGCTTCAGAGGTACAAGAGAGATGGCAGATTACATTGCAGAAGAGTGGACAGACGCAATTGAGATCGGATTTTCTGCAGAGATAGCTAAAAAAGCTGATAAAATTGTAAAATATTGCACAGCAAACTATGTTAAACACGCTCATCAATGGAAATGTGATTTTGCAGGTAAATCAGCTATACTCTTAAAGCCTGGAGAAGGCTATGAGTGGCATTTTGATAATTTAGATTTTGCAGAAAAAAGACTAACTACATCTAGACCAGGACGTTTTTGGACACATATGGTATATCTAACAGAAGGAAAACCTTTTGAGCTAGGTAGTTGGAATCCTAAAGGCACTAGAGTATTGGAAACAGATTTTTCTGCTCCTGAACCTGACAACATAATAGCAACAATATATCCTAAACCAGGAAAAACAGTATTATTTCCTTGTTTTATGGTACATAGGATACAACCTATAGTAGATAACTACAGATGGGCATTTGTAGATTTTGTAAATACGCCTGATTATTCTACTAAAACCAAGACGGATTTAACCTCAATATTTAAAAGGTACTTTGATGAACATACTAGGAGTAAGCTGCTATCATCATGATAGTGCAGCGGCAAGTATAAAAGATAATAGAATTGTGGGAGCATCTCATGAAGAACGTTTTTCCCGTAATAAATATGATAATAATTTTCCAATACATACTATTAATTGGTTAAAAAATGCGTATGATGATTTTGATCATGCTGTTTTCTATGAAGAAACTACCTATAAAAGATTTAAAAGAGATATTAAAAAAATAACAAAAGCAAAACCTGTGTTAGTAGACCATCATGAATCACATGCTATGAGTTCAATTATTACTACTGACTGGCAAGAATGTGCAGTTATGGTGATAGATACTGTAGGAAATAAATTTTCTACTTCTTTAGGTGTGTATTCTAATGGTAAATTTACTTGGTTAAAACGTATGCGCTATCCTAACTCACTAGGATTATTTTATAGTACTGCTACCAGACTTTTAGGATTACAACCATTATCTGACGAGTCTCAAGTAATGGCAGCCGCTGCTTACGGTACTCCTAAATGGTCTAAATATATTAGGGATAATATTTTACATTATGATTATGAGGGTAATTACACAGTTTTACAAGATTTAGAACGCGGAGTAGGGTACGGAACTCTAGACTGGGATATAGCTGCCTCTGTTCAAAATGTTACTCAAACAATTATTGCTAATATGGCAGATTGGTTACAACAAGAAACAGGTATGACTAAACTTGCTTATGCTGGTGGTGTCGCTTTAAACTGCGTAGCTAATACTGAGATATTAAAATGGACTAAGTTTGACGATGTTGCTATTCAACCTGCAGCAGGTGATGCAGGCTGTGCACTAGGAGCAGCTGCATTACTTGAACGACCTAAACAATTTACACCTTATTTAGGAGTTAATGCTAGTAGAGGACTACATGCTAATGACTATGCTAGTAGAATTTTAAAAGGAGAAATAGTTGCAGTTATTGAGGGGCAAGCTGAGTTTGGACCTAGAGCCTTGGGAAATCGTAGTTTGCTATGTTTGCCGAGTGATGATAATATTAAGAAATTAAATAAAATTAAAAATAGAGATGAAGATTCGTGGAGACCTTATGCTCCTATATGCCAAAGAGAAGAGGCTGCTAATTGGTTTCATATAACTAAGTCTTGTCCTTATATGTTAAATATAGCTAAGATTAAAAAAGGTCCATTTAATACTTATGACAACTCTGCTAGGTTACAGGTTGTTGATAAAAAATCTAATGTATTTTTATGGCGCATTTTAGAACAATGCAAAAATCATGGACATTCTATTCTAATAAATACGAGTTTAAATGGTAAAGGAAAACCAATTGTCAATACTTTGGACGACCTCAAAGAAATTCAACTATACAACGAGTTGTGCTACTGATACACTACCTACAGGTAGAACATACCATACTCCAGATGGATCTTATCCTAGTATTACTACTATATTAGGTAAGACTTCTGACCAAACATGGCTTTTAAAGTGGAAAGAACGTGTAGGAGAAGAAGAAGCTGCTCGTGTATCTAAAGTAGCTACTGATAGAGGAACTTTAGTACATGAGTATGCTGAACGACATTTTAATGGAGAAGATATATGGGATGAATTATATAAAGAAGCTGTAGATGTTATCCAAATGAGTCGTGATTTGATTCGTACTACTGAAAAAGGAGTAGAAGAAATCTGGGGGCAAGAACAAGTTTTATGGTCTAATAAATATAAATATGCTGGTAGAACTGATATGGTAGGTATTTGGCGTGGAAAACCTACCATCATAGATTTTAAAACATCAAAGAAAAAGAAAAATAATAAACAAATTACTGATTATTATATTCAGGGTTGTGCATACGCTATAGCGCACAATGAAATGTATGGTACTGGTATAAAAGACGTAGCTATTATTATGACTATAGATAATGCCGACCCTATCATTTTTGAACAAAGTGCTGTTCCTTTTCTGCCGTTATTAAAAAATAGGAGAATGTCTTTTGACAAACTGCAAGCAGATTCCTCTACCTAAAATAGATAACCAAGATGTAAAAAAAATTACATCATTTTTTAGTATGGGTAATCATTTATTTTCTGAAAGATATGGGCATCATGCTTGGAAATCTTTTGATATTATAACTGAAGGTAATATTTCTCCAATGATAAATCATTTTCCGTCTATACTAAAATGGTTAACTATATGTAATAAACATACTGCTTTAAAAAAAGTAGATCATTTATATATATCTATACTTCTGCCTAAGAATCAAATACCTTGGCATGTAGATATGCAACAGACAAATATTTATGCTAATAGTATTATAACTTCTATATCAACTGATAATAGTTTTATAGAATTTGAAAACGATAAACAATATAGATACAAAGAGGGATATAGCTATTTAATTAAAAGTGGTGTAAAACACCGAATAATGAATTTAAATAATAAACATAGAATTACACTTTGTTCAACACCCAAGGAGAATCCATATGCTGAAATGGTTTAGAGATAAATATGATGATTGGAAGTTTGAAAAAGAATTTCAAGCAAAGAAAAAAGAAATAATGAAAGTTGATCCTTTTATTTATAATATACCAGATACTAATGAAATTAATATAGGCGATATCGTAAAAAATGATGACTCGAAGGATTAGAAAAGAATTACGAACATTTTTTGAAGACAAAGAATTGACGGATAAAGAGAGAAGTTTTATACTCGGATGTATAAAAGCTCAACAAAAACACCCACAATTAACTTCTAGACAGTGGCAGATAGTATGTGAGATTGAGCAAAGGTATAGTAATGTCGAAATATCTAAATAAACTAAAAAGAGTTTTAGTATTGACTCCTGATGGTATAGGTAGCACCTACTTTCAAAGATCTTTAACTGTTTATTTAAACTATCACGGCTATCTTACTAAAAACTATCATGATTTATGTAATCTTACTACGGATTTACCCACTTTAGTAAAAACTCTCTCAACTGATAGAACAAATATAGTAGCTCGTTGCTCACCTTATAGATCTACAGAGTTCGGCAATGATACTAAAAAATACTTAAAGTTTTGTAGTTATTTTTTTACAGATATATATGTAATTTCACGGTGCTCGTTTGAGTCAGTTCTGAGTTATAGTAATACTCACAAAGGAACAGGTACATTAAATGTTTATAGTAAAGAACAGTATAAACAAAATAAAAATAAAAAATCTTATTCCATAGAAAAAGATTTATTTATAGAATCTTTAAAATACTTTGAAGATTTTTATGTATGGCTTGATAAATATTTTCCTAAACATAAGGTAATTAGTTATACCGATTTAATAACTAATCCTGATACTCTTTTTAAGAATGAATTTAATATTACATCTGATAAAAATTTATCTCTACTAGAGTATAATAAATTTAATACTAAAAGAGTTCGTAATAAAGATTTAACTAAATACTGTTCTGAACAGTTATTAAAATTTATAGAAATTACAGACTATATCCAATATTTGTCAAAAAAAGGATTATTAGATATTAAAAAACCTTTTCCTATTAAAAAAATTACTTTAAGAGAAAAATTAAATGAGATAAGTAATTTTAGAGAGTTACTAGATGTGTATAACAATTATTCATCTAACCATTTTGAAAAGATTTCTTTTCAACAAATAAACGATAGAGCTGTAATAGAAGATAATTTATGGACTATCTAACATATCCTTTTAAAATGAATACTATATCTAGTACTACAGGTATGGATAATATATACAATTCTGCTAATAGGCCTAGAGTTTCTATTAAAGATTGGGTTACCTATCCTTATCCAATTTCTTATAGTATAAATTCTAAAGGTTTTAGAGATAGTGAATGGCCAGATAACTTAGATGACGTAGTATGGTGTTTAGGAGATAGTTTTACAAAAGGAGTGGGAGTTCCTTTTGAACATACATGGCCTTCTATACTTCAAACTATTAGTAAAAAACGTTGTATAAACTTAGGTATAAACGGTGCTGCTAATCGTTTAATTTTAAATATAGCTAAACAAATTATTTCCGAACACAACCCTAAATATATGATAATTATGTGGAGTTATAAACATAGACGTTATGAAGATCCTTGGCAATTCATACATTATAAGGAAGATGAACTTAATTCTAAAAGTGTAGAGGAGTTTAGGTATTGTTTTAATACTGTGAATGATTTACTACCTAATATATATAATACTACTGTGCCTACAGATGTATCTGATTTAACACAATTAAATAATATACTACATAAGTACGAGTTATTAGATTTTGGAAGAGACGGTTTTCATTTTGATTACTTAACAGCAGAGTCTATAGTAGACTCTATAATGCAACATTTTAACTTTAGAAGATATGATAATGAACTATAAAGATATAGTTGATCACTATGAGGATTGCTATAAACAACATGGAGACTCTCATCTGGGTGTTGACTGGCCAAATAAGGCAGATGCCGATACTAGATATAGAATTATGACTGAAGGTGTAGAGTATTGTGGTGGAGACTCTATATTAGACTTTGGTTGTGGATTAGCACACTATTATGAGTATTTAGTAAAACAAGATAAAAATTATTATTATGAAGGCTTAGAGTTATCAAAACCTATGTTTGATAGATGTATTCAAAAACATCCTTTGACTACTTTTTATAATACTGATATTCTACAAGAACAATGGACATTACCAAAACTAGATT